ATAGTAGATAATATCATATTATATGCAAATTCTTCTCAATTAAACAAATTTGGAGCTAGATTTAAGTATAGTAAGTATATTGGGATGATTGATAATAGTCAATCTTCTATTACTTCTAATATAACTCATATTCATATGAGGAGGGATCTAGAACCTGCGTTAAATACTTATGCCGAATATGAAATTTGTTATGGAAATAGGATTCATATTAAGAGCGAAGATGGATATAATATCAAATCTTCAGGATTTTATGTAAGTGGTATTAGTGATTGTGTTTATATGGGAGATCTTCCTGGTAAAGATCTCAAAACTGGTACAGTTTTCTTATTTAAATTGAATTCACCAACTCAACCAGTTGTTGTAAAGAGAGCAATAGGGGTTATAGATTATGTTAAAGGTGAAATTATGTTAAATCCTTTGAATGTTATCTCTACAAAGGTAACTAGAGGAGTTACTGGTGCTGAAGTTCCTGTTATAGAAATATCAATGTGTCCTTATTCCAATGATGTTATTGGATTACAGGATCTTTATTTACAACTAGATAGTGGTAATACAACAGTAACTATGGTTCCTGATGAAATTAGTTCTGGTACTAATGTTTCTGGTACTAGTTACAAAGTAACTTCTAGTTATTCTAATGGATCTTTAGTTAGGGGTATTCCTCATTTGACATCTTCTTCATCATCCAATGGTAATGGTACAACAACTACAACTACTGTTGTTCCATCTAATGGCACTACAACTAGCACACCTTCCACTCCTTCTACAGGTGGTGGTTCTGGATACTAATAAAAAATGACAATAGAGACTAGAGTAAAATTCCAAGATATAGTTGAGAATCAACTTCCTCGTTTTATACGAGAAGATTTTCCTCTTTTACCTGATTTTTTAAAGTCATATTATGTTTCACAAGAAATTCCTGGTGGAACATTAGATTTAGTCCAGAATTTGGACAGATATGTAAAGATAGATGAACTTTATGATGTAAAAGACCACACTGTTTTGGGTGCTGCTATTGATATGGCAGACGATAGCATCCCTACGTCTGATGCTGGTAACTTTACTGTTGGTTTTCCTGACAATAATGGTCTTATTAAGATTGGCGATGAAATAATAACATACGAATACAAGACAGATAGCACTTTTGAGGGATGCGTAAGGGGTTTCAGTGGCATTAGTTCATATATTAGTCCAAATACACCAGACAAACTGTTATTTTCCTCTTCAGTTGGAGTTGCTCACACTTCTGGAGCAAGAATTGAGAACCTAAATGTCATTTTTCTTCAAGAATTCTTCAAAAAAATCAAAACTCAGTTTGCTCCAGGCTTTACTGACAGAAAATTCTCTGAAGAAATCAACCAAAGGAACTTTTTAATCAATTCGGAGAGTTTTTACACTTCGAAAGGTACAGATAATGCCTTCGAAATTCTTTTTAAGGCACTTTATGCTGCGAAAGTAGAAGTTATTCACCCAGATAGGTTTTTATTCCGTCCTTCTAATGGAGATTATAAGATAACGAAGGATTTTATAGTTGAAACTATCAGTGGAGACCCTAAACAGTTAGAAAATCTAACAATTAATCAAAAATCTACAGGTGCAAGGGGTACTGTTACTCAAGTTGTACCCATTTTATACGATAAAGGGCAATATCATCAGATTAGTATTGATTCTGGATACTCTCGAGACATCAGTGTAACTGGTACAATCTTTAATGAATTTGTAACTAACCCTAAAACTAAGCTGATTAATGAAGTTAGTATTGGTAGTTCAATTCTTGATGTAGATTCAACACTTGGTTTTCCAGAAAGTGGTAAAATTATTATAAAAGATCCTGATGATAATCCAGTATCTCTTGCATATACAGGTAAATCAGTAAACCAATTTTACCATGTTACTGGTTTTAATAACACATTTAAGTCTGGAACAGACATTAGAGTGGATGATTATTCATTCGCTTATGTTGGAGTCAACACAACTGAGCAAATTCAGGTAAGAATTGGTGCTTCTCTTCAAGATATTGAGTTTAAAGAGGAAAATTACTCATATGAACCTGGAGATATTATACAATTACAGTCTATAGGTGTTCAATCTAGGATAGAAAAGGCTGCGAACTTCATTTATAATGTAAAAACTCATTGGGAAGTTAAAGAAATAAGAATTATTGATGAAGAACAGAGAAAATATACATTTATTACTTGGGATGATCAATATTTAAGACCAGGACATAAGATTGAACTAAAAAGTGATGATAGTATACCAGTAGTTGTCACTGGTACTGTTAGTCAGATTACTTCTGATCGCTCTTTTGAAGTAATATTATCAGATATTATCAATTTAAGGAGGCAATGGACATTTGAAAATCTAATATTGAGAGGAAATTCATCAAAATATCCATATATTGAGAATTTTATTGCAAATACTCTTAATACTTACGTAAAACCTCAAACTGGAGATGTATTAGTAACTACTAATTGCATTCCTTCTTATAATAATAAGCAAATTAATCCATATGATAGAAAAGTTACTTTTACTGGTCGTCTTGTTAGTACTGAATATATTCCTTTAACAACTACTACTGATCATGGATTCTATACTGGAGATACAATTTATTATAAAGCAGGTATTACAGATGTAGTAAGTACAACTCCTGATGGTCTAACTTTTACTACACCAACTTATAGTAGGTTTAATAATATAGATGATGGGGTTTATTATGTTGATAGAGTTGACCAATTCCAGATTAGGATGGCTCGTAGTAAAGGTGATTTGTATGCTAGTAAATTTGTTGAGTTTACAGGTGATGTAACAGATAATCAATTCATTTATTTTGATTATTATCAAAAAATATTTGATAAGCAGAACCTAGTTAGAAAATTACTTCCTCCAGATAACACTTCTGGACTTTTTAGGACTGTTCCTGGATATACTGGAATACTTAATAATGGAGTTGAGATATTAAACTATAAATCTCAAAATAGTACTATTCATTATGGTAACGTTAAGTCATTTGAGGTTAAAAGAGGTGGTTATAATTATGATGTTGGAAATCCTCCTCTTTTGGTTATAAACGATTCAGTTGGTACAGGAGCAACTGGTATTGTTGCTACTACTGGTGAGTTGGTAAGGGTTGATGTTAAAGATATGGGTTATGATTATGTTGATGAACCCCTTATTACAATTAGTGGTGGTAATCCAGAAAGAGAGGCTAAAGCAACAGCTAAAACTTTCTCTGTAGTTCACGAATTACCATTTAATGCTGGTAAGGAGTCATCTGGAGGTGCTGGAGTTGCCTTAGCTACCAATGCTATTGGATTTACTACTTTCCATAAGTTTAGAGATGCTGAAGAGGTCATATATGACTCTAGAAAACTTGGTAATGTTGGTGGATTATCTACAAGTTCACCATATTATGTTTCTGTAGTAGATAATTATAGAATAAAATTACATAATAATGAAGGTGATGCTCTTAAGGGAGTAAATGTTGTAGATTTAACTGCTTTTGGAACAGGTCAGCAGTATATTAGAGCATCACAGTTAAAGAAAGTAGTTTCTAGTGTTTTAATAAGTGATCCAGGAAAAGGTTATCAAAATAAAAAGAGAACAATACGTTCAGCAGGAATAAACACTGCTACTAACACATTTACAATACCTAATCATGGTTATTCTACTAAAGAGATAATTCAATATAGTACAATTCTTGGTTTAGATGGAATAGATGGATTATCTGAGAATATTGACTATTATGTTATAAAGTTAAATGCTGATGAATTTTCCCTTAGACAGGTTGGTGTAGGTACTACTTCAAAAGATTATTATTTGGATAATGGGCTGCCTGTAGGCATTGCAAAAACAGGAGATGGTACATTTAACTATCAACCAATTACGGCTACCGTACAGGGCAATATAGGGGTCTCTACAAGGGCAGGAGGACAAGACTTCAATGCAGTTCTACAACCTATTGTAAGGGGTGAAATTACTTCAGTTGATATGACTAAAACTGGAGTTGGATATGGTTCTTCTGAGATAGTTAATTTTAATAGACAACCAGTTATTACAATAGAAAATGGAGAACTTGCTCAATGTACTCCAATTATCAATAATGGTAAGATTGTAAGTATTCTTATTCAAAATGCTGGTAGAAATTATCATGCACCACCAGATGTTGAGATAGAAAGTTCTACTGGACAATTTGCACAATTAACACCTCTTGTTGATGGTGGTAAAATATCAGAAATTAAAGTTATTAAAGGTGGAGCTGGTTATGTTCAAGGAGAAACCTTTATTAAGTTAAAGGCTCCAGGTTTAACTGCTCAAGTAGAGGCAAATATTGCTAGTTGGCAAGTTAACCTATTTGAGAGAAATCTCAATAATATTCAAAGTGATGATGGTGTTCTGGAAGAGAATGTTAGTCATGACAAATTAGAGTACGCTCACATTTATGCTCCTAGACCATTAAGGGAAGGAACATATGCTATATCTGGTGAAGGAATTGATAATACATTATATGGTACACCAGATCTAGTAAAAGATCCAGATTCTGGTGAAGAAATTAAAAGTGAGAATCATTCACCAATTTTAGGGTGGGCATATGATGGACATCCAATTTATGGTCCTTATGGATTCTCTAATACTAATGGAACAGGTTCTATTACTGAAATGGTTCCTGGTTATGAATTAAAAGTAGATGAAACTAATAGACCACCACTTTCACAATGGCCAGCTGGATTCTTTGTTGAGGATTATGTTTTTGTTGGAAATGGTAACTTAGATGAGAAAAATGGAAGATTTGCTATAACACCAGATTATCCTGATGGTGTTTATGCATATTATGCAACTATCAATCTTCAAAATGATTCTACTGGTCCTTTTGAAGGATTTAGAAAACCTAAATTCCCTTATTTCATAGGTGATACATTTAATTCAAAACCAAATCCTTTTAACTTTGGTATTGAGTCAAATCAAGAGTTATATGATATAGAGTCTAATGAATGGTTAAGAAATACTAGAGATTATCATACTAACTCGTTTAGAAGTGGATATGATTATATTTTCAATTCTAATGACGTAAGAAAACAAACATTAGAAGTTACTGATGTTTCTTACGGTGTAATTAGTGATATTGGAATTACTACTGGTGGAACAAAATATAAAGTAGATGATACATTAGTTTTTGATAATGAAGGAACTGGTGGAAGTAATGCTGATGTTGAGATTAGTAAGGTTGGTGGTCAGATAGTTAATACTGTTAGTCTTGGTACTACATCTTTCTCTAACGTTGAATTTATTCCTTCCAGATCATCATCTAATTTTGTTGGTATAGTTACTACTCCTCATAATCTATTGAATAGGGATATTCTTAGGGTTAGTGGTCTTTCAACTAATGTTAATGGTCTTTCTAGAGGGTATACAATTGGTGTTACTAGTATATCTGCTATCTTGCTTGATGATATTGCAGTTGAGGCTTCATCAGGTAAAGCACTATGGATTAGAGTGGCTGGAGATTACAATAATCTAATACCAAATGATACTCTTATTATTGATCAAGAAAAACTTAAAGTATTAAATGTAGATTCAGAAACTGGTAGATTAAAAGTACTTAGATCACAATTCGGTACTACAGGATTAGCTGTTACTAATGGAGCAACTGTCTATTCAGATCCTAGAAAGTTTAGTTTTAGTGCTCCTGGAATAAACACATCTAAGCAGTTTAGAATTAATAGAGAATTTTATTTCAATCCTCCTGATGTTGCTAGTATTGGAACTGCATTCCCTAATGTTGGTATTGGTACTACTATAACCTTTAGTAATCCAGGTACAGGGTTAACACAAGCATTTGTTCCAACTCAAGGATTATGGTTCCCAGACCATTTCTTCCAACTTAATGATCTAATAAGATATTCTGCTAATGGTGGAACTCCTATTAAAGTTTGGACTGGTGTTGATGGAACTCCTTATCAAAATCTTGATACTTTTGAAAATCTTTTTGTAGCACCAATAGATGCTAATACTATTGGTTTATCTACTACTAAAGTAGGATTAGGAAGTACTGGAACTTTCAAAGGTATTGGGGTTAGTACAAGCACTAGTCTTCTTTATTATACAAATGCTGGTGTTGGTGATACTCATAGTTTATTAACAAGATTAACAGATGTAGTTAGTGGTAAGATAACTCAAAATTTAGTTACTGTTTCTACTGCTAGTACTCACCAAATGGAAAAAGGTGATACTGTTTGGATGTCAGTAAAACCAACAGATGTTATTAACGTTACAGTAAAATATAATGATTATAATAGAAGAATAGTATTTGATCCTCAAGATTTCACTGCTGGTAATGTCGACATTTCATTAGATACTATTCAAGTAACTGAAGGTGTATTTGAAGTTGGTGATAGAGTAATTCATACTGCTTCTACTGCCTCTGGTGGATTAGTAGATCAGAAAATGTATTATGTTATATTCTATGATAAGACTCATATTAGATTAGTAGAAAATAGATTTGAAATACAGTCTACTAACCCACAATATGTTAATATTACATCCGCATCTGCTGGAACACTTTCTAAAATTAATCCTCCTCTTTTAGGAAAGCAAAATCAACAGATTAAGTTTAATCTTGGAGATTCTTCATTATCATTTGTAAGTAATGGTACAACTTATTCAGCATTTAGTTTAAAACTTTATAGTGATAAGTATCATACTAATGAATTCCTTACAAGTAAAAAGGATACTGAATTTGAAGTTACTTCTTCTGGAAATATTGGTATAGATGCTACTGCTCATGTAACATTAAAAATAACAAATAATATTCCTAGATTACTTTATTATAAATTCAATCCAGATAATATTGATAAAATTACTAATTTAAAGAATGAAATTGTAATTGATACAGGTGTTAATCAATTTAATCAAATTAATATAAGACCAACTTATTATGATGGTAACTGGGTTATCAGTGGAATAGGAACTACTACATTTAGTTACAACATTCAATTTAC